TTACTCTCAATAACCACATAGTTAACATCTTGTTTCTTAGCAATGTTAGCCAGTCTAGCCATAGTGTCCTCTGAGTAACCACCATCTAATGCTCCGATAGCAGTCAGGTATAACACACCGTGTAACATCTTTAATACACAGTAAGCTGTTTTGTCTTCTCCTCTTCCAGAGGGGTCTATAGACATCACAGAGCCCTCAAATTGCGTGAACTCAGGACTTGTGTACATAGGAGCCACATAGTAATCTCCTTTAAGGCCTACATTAGGTATCTCAGGGTCTAACGCTTTTATCTGTTCAACTCCTGATGCCCATTGTACTTTAGCAGGCGCTTCTTTCCACGTTGATGAGCCAGATAATACAATTAAGTCATTCAACTTAAGCGGGTATCTGTTAGCATCAGACATGGTTGTGTCCAACATAAACTGTAAGTTAAACCCAGAACGGCCATAAGATGACATACGTTCTAGTAAGTCCACCTCATCAAACCTTTTAGGGTCTGTAGGTTTACCTATTTTGTCTGTTACATTAGCAATCATAGGAGCTATCTTGTGTCCATAGCCTGTAAGTTGCTCTTTAGTTGGATATAAAGCTGTCCATATCTTAGTTTTATAACCACGTTCTTCTAAATCATTGTATAATGACATCTCAGTTTGTGGTGTACCAAGAAATATAATTCTTCCTACGTTAGGTTTAATGATTGCATCAAATTCTTTTACAGTCTCACCTAATCTATCACGCATAAGCTGCGTTTGTGAGTTATTAGCTGACTCTACGTCATCCGCAATAATTAAATCTGCACGTGAACCTGTTAACTGTCCAGTAATACCCATAGACTTAACTGATGGTGCATGACTGGCTGTAGCTGGAGCTACGTCAAAGCTAACCTTTGAACTTCTTTGATTATCTCTAGGGACAAGATGCTTAAGTATAGGCATCTCACCTATCAGTCTCTGTGTGAATGTACTAAAGTCATCCGCCCTAGATTTTGAAGCTGATACCACAAGTATGTTACGTTGTGGATTTAATAATAATTGATGACATACAAATGCAGATGTAATCCATGACTTACCGACACCCCTAAAGGCCTCTATCACAAGTCTCTTTTCGTCTGACTGTAAGTAATCAGCAATATCGTATTGTACAGGTGTTGGCTCTGGTAAGTTTAAGTGTTTCCAACACAGATACAAAAAATTCTTAAAGTTTTTTATTTTACTATTCATCAGTGTCAAATGGAACATCATCTAAGATGTTATCAGGTTTCTTTTGTAAACTATCTGTACTATATGTTTTACACACATCTAAACAGACTTTCATTTCTGATGCTGTTAGATTATCACCTGATTTTAACTTTGCGTATGCATGTGTAACTAATAATTGTGGTAATTCTTTAATAATCTTGTCTAAATCAGATTGTTTATTACAATCACATGAAGTATATTCACTTCCAGATGCACCACAGTTACCGCATTTCTTCTCAGTCATTTCTATTGGTCTATTATCCACGTCCTTGTCCTCTATATTTCTTATAAGTCTTTGATTTATTTGGTGTTTTTGTGTGTCTGCCTTTACGTTTTCTTCTGTTTATCTCTCTTATTTCAGAAGTTCCTATACCTGTTTTCTTTTTTGCCATTATAAAATTTGTCTAAAAGGATTTGCTTCAATATCATCTACATTGAACCATATCTTTTTATATATTTTTTTAATAAATTTAATCATTAGTTATACCAGTTAATCATTGCTCTAATACCTACAAGCACATACATTAACTCCATACATGTTCTTGCAACATCTTTATCTTTAAATCCTATGTACACCCATATAAAACAAGATATTAAACTAATCCCCCAGCCATATATTTGTGTTGCTGGGTTAGCATCAGATAAAATAAATACACCTAAAAATGCTATAATAAATCCTAGCCATCTAATGCCTGTTAAATCTTGATAAAATCTAATTTTCATTTTAATTTACCATTAATATAATTATATAATCTTCCTACATCTCTATTAATACCTAATAATTCACCTTTAAACATAGAACTATCTTCTTTTAACTCTACAACAGAGACTAATATCCAAGTTGATAACCCAATTAATACGGTTCCTAAAAAACCAATAATAAGTTTAATGTCAATTTTCATTACATTAATCCTTTAATAAATTCTATTAATCCACCTTGTGTCATACCATACAAAGCTAAAGCACCCATAATAAAGTATTTAATTCTAGCTTGTAAGTCTTTAATATCGTCATAGATAAACTTAAGTTGATTTTCATTGTTACGAAGTTTGTGCATAACATTATCTTCTAAGTTATCAATTTTTTCTTCTACAACTCTTAAATCACTTCCAGTCATTTATCTCTCAATATATCTTTTTTAACTCTTGGTCTAGATTGTCTTTGTTTATAAGAATAAACAGATAATGATTTTTTATGTCTTGTTGCTGTTTGCTCTGCAATAAGTTTTTTAAAGTCTTTACTGTCCATAATTATTTCCTCTTAATTAAATCAGTGGCTTTTAAACCATACACACTAGCTATAACGCCTACAAATATAGTTTGATACCAAAAGGGAAGCTGTGAGAAATACTCAAAAAACAACTTCATTTTATCCATAGCTGTAGGGTCTTCACTGAATACTGCCCATGCAAGTAAACCTATGGGTAAACTCAACAGTATAAGTATAAATTCGTCTTTCCAGTCACTTTGTCTGGCCTCTAATAGTTTACCTTGATACTCAGCTTCACCATTAGCCATCTTCTCAGCGTGACGCATTTGTGCATCCGCCATTAACATCTTAGTTTTTTGTTTGTTTTTATAAATATGGCTGCCTGCTTGAAACGCTAATTTAATTGCTGATAACCACATATTATGCTCCGTTATATTTAGGTGGTTTACAAGTTAATATTACTTTTAAATTTCTTGTTTCTAAATCTTGATTAATTAGGTCAACCATTTGTTTACCTATATCTCTACAATCTTCTAATGTCTTGTATTCCCCACCAGTTTCTCCTGCTTTAAAACACAAATCAAATTGACCGTTGTTTATTGCTAAGATGCAGACTGTGCCTATTAATTTGAACATTATTTACCTACGATTAAATTGTAAGCACCACCAACAACAGACCCTAATAAAATCAACACCCATACAGCACCTTTACCAAAAGCTACTGTTTTAGTTAAAGATTGAACTTCTGTGCGTAGTTCTTTTACTTCTTTGCATAGCTGCTCTATCTTGTAATCGGTTGTTGTTTTATCAGTCATTATTAGTTATCTTTTTTTATATTATTGAATACGTCATTGTAAAAGTCTTTCCAGAAATTTACAACTTTTTCATTAAACTGTACAACGTTTTGTTTTACTGCATTGTAATTTAATGGGTCAAATGTATTGAACCAATTATTATTAAACATAGTTTTTCTCCTTATGGTTTAGTTGGGAATACTACAGCATTAACATCTTCTACTGTAGTTAATCCATTAGTTATATCTCTAAGTGCTTGTCTGTAAGTAGACATTTCCGCAGATAAAGTCTGGTCAGATAACGCAAGGTAATCTGTAGCAGCTAGTAGTCTATCTCTTTTAGACCTTAATTCTGCCATGCTTCTGTCAAAAGCACCAGCGTTCCATGCTGTTTCTTGTGCAGCTATAGCAGCAATCTCATCTGCTGTGAGTTCTACTTGTTGTCCATTTACTATTTTATGTTGCATAATTTCTCCATGTTATATTAGTTTAATCCAAACATCAATATCTTACCATCATCTATGTTTCCGCTAGACATTTGGAATTTTATATTTGTCAATGCTAAAGTAGTATTACAATATCCAGCTACATAAGTATCTGTAACATAATCATGGTAAGTTGTATTTGCTGTTCTAACTATAAAATGTTTTACAAATGTTGTAGATGAAGGATTAAAAACATTCATAATAGAACATAAATTTTGGTCATTATCATTTCCTATAATCGTATCATCAGTTTTTTGAAAATCAGTACTTTGTGCTAAATCATGGTTAGTTTCATAGTTTAAAATTGCTGAAGAACCAGACTCATTTTGAAATGCTCTAAACATTGTAGTAGTTTTAGTAACATTATAATTGCTTCCGTTGTCTGTAGAAAAATTAAAATTTAAACCTACTTGGTCTGTAGCTGGGTGAATGTTTACAAGAAAAAACTTGTACTCCTTATATGAACCCAAATCAAACTCTATACTAGCTGATGAAGAAGCTGTGGCACTAGAGATTAATACCATATCACCTAGACTAGCTGAACCTTCAAAACTTGTAAGGTTAGCCAATGCGTTATTTTTTAGCTTAATCAAACTCATGCTGAAATCCCATACATTTTAATTGTACCAGCGTCTATGTTGCCTGATGACATTTTGAATTGTATTGCATTAATATCATTAGAGCCATCATTAAAATATCCAGCTATATAACTATCTGTACTTATGTTTGAAGCAGTATATTTTTGAGTTCTTGCCATAAAGTGCTTTACAAATGTGTTTGAACTTGGTGCAAATAAATATAATTCACCTGATAATGTTTGGTCATTATCGTTTCCTATTCCTTCACCAGCACCTAATCTTTGAAAAGAAGTTGATTGTGCTAAATCACTGCTAGTATGATAAGCTAATGCAGTTGCCGCATCATTTTCATAATGCTCTGACCTAAAAGCAGTTGATGTTATAGTTACTCCATAAGAACTTCCACCATTTGTGCTACCTTGAAATGTAAAATAAACATCATTTGTTGCTGGGTGTATTGAAGTAAACTCCCATTTATAAATATCATAAGTACTGTCAATCCCACTTGTAAAACTTATTGAACTAGAACTAGATGCTGTGGCAGTAGATAATAGAACAGGTTGTCCAGTAGGAACAGCACTAGGAAATGCAGTAACAGATGATAGTGCGTTGTTTCCATGCTTAATTAATGCCATTATGATACTCCATACATTTTGATTATGCCGTCAAAGTTACCTGAACTCATTTCAAATTTAATAGCATCTACAGCACTTGTGGTATTAAAATATCCAGCAATAAATCTATTTCCTGTTGCATCATTATAACTTTTATCAGCATTGTTAGAAATAAAATGCTTAACAAACGTAGTTGATGAAGGATTGAATAATTGTAAAGTTCCTCCAATACTTGTGTCTGTATCATTACCTGTATTGTATGATATTCTTTGAGAAGCAGTAGATTGTGCTAAATCTTGTGGTGTGTCATAATTTAATCCTGAATTAGTATCATTTTCAAGATGAAACGGACTAAAAAAAGTTGTTGTTTTAGTTACATTGTAATTACTGCCACCATCTGTACTTCCATTAAATTGAAACTGAACATTATCTGTTGCTGGATTTATATCTATAAACTTAAACACATAGCTATCATAAGTACTATCTATTCCTGATGTAAAACTAATAGATGCACTGCTACTTGCGGTTTGAGTAGAGAGTAAGGTTAATGCACCTGTTTCAATAGCTGATGGTAATACGCTTATGTTTGATAAAGCATTATTAGAAACTTTAGTTAAAGCCATTGGTTAAACCCCTAAAGCTAAAATAAAATCTATAGAATCGTCTGCTGTTAAACTTTCAGAGAATACAATGTTGCTACCACTTATTGTAAAACTATCATTAGGAGATTGAATAACTCCATTTAAAGATACAATACAATTATTAGCATCAGGAGAAACTGATGTTCCAGAGTTTTTAGTTAAAGCATAAGTATCTGTAGCACTTGCAGTAATAGCATCTAGTTTTGTAAGCGAAGTAGATATACCAGTTAAGTTAGAACCAT